TTGATCGAAGAATTCTTTGGATACTGATCCTTGATTTCCGTCAAGCATATAGTTTACGGTATAATCTTTTGTGCAATCCCATTCTTTGAAGTGTGAAGCAATGGTATGAAAAAATATTCTATCTTGACCCCAACCACCATGCCATGCTGATGCTAATCTTATCAAAACATCTCGACGAACGCAATATGTATTTGTATCAACATGGTGAACATTTGTCCATGCTTGCCATTTTCCCAGACTTTCACAATCATCATTACACAAGAAATTTCCTTCTTTGTCTGTGATTTTTCTTAAACTATATGTCCACTCTAAGTTATTTTTTTGAATAGTGTCTACGCAGGATTGAATATGATTTGGTTCGAACCAACAATCTTGATCTAGGAATGAAACATAATCTTCATTTACTAAATGAGAGAATGCAGCATAGACTCTGTGACCATAGAATCCGTTTGCGCCAACATTTTCTGGCAAGAAACAGACTTTGATATTTTTATTTGATAGGTAGTTGTCAACAATAACTTTGACTTTACCTTTGAATTGATTACCATCACAGACAACATAACAAGTTGTTGGATAGGTTTGTGCTAGAACACTTTCAATAGATCGTTTTACTGTATCTGCTCCAGTAGTCGGAATAATTACCACTGCACTCATAATAACCTCACTTATCGCTTATGCAATACCCACCTTTAAATTTATAAACACCAGAAGTAATTGAAATCTGTTCATATATTTCATTATCATGGCACATGTAAGGATCTTTGTAGTTCTTTGTTACATAATACACAGCATATGCTATACCAGCTAACAGCATGATGATTGGAATATACTTTATGTATTTCACAATCTCAGGCATCATACCTAAGATTTTAGGTAGTATTTCAAGTAATTGTTTCATTTTCGATTTCTTGATTTTACTGCATCAGCCAGAAGTGACTTCATTATCAGTAGAACTCTTCCTTTTTCTCTTTCAGTTAATACTCTTACGAGCATCTGTTTATCTTCATAACTTTTTGCATTGTCTAGAAATTCTTCTGGTACTGTTAGTTTCTTTTTGTTTTTGAATTTTTTGAAATCTGGTTTGATATCGTCTGACATTTCCTATACCTTTAGGTTAACATCATCCACGGGTGAGTTTTAATATCCTCTCAATTTGTTTTTCTATTACAGGCTTTCTGTTTGGCCAATAAATGTATTCTTTGTCTGCTGTTTGATATAACTTCTGTAAGAATGGTATAACAAGTTTCTCTACTTCATTCAATCTTGTTTTATAGTCATCTGCTGTTTCTGCTGTTTTGTTTATTACTGAATTATATTCTTCTTCAGATACGGCAGAGAATCCAAAATCATCAGTAGCATTTTGATACTCTTTGAATACTTTGTCAAAGTCGTATGATAGAGACATGATTTGCTTTCTGTTATATTATAAATTTTTTAAATCTTTTTCTGACACATTTCCAAAAAGCTTTAAAAAATCGCCAGGTGTATCTAAAGAATATGGAGACTTTGCTTTAGTTTTACTGTCAAGTCTTCCTTGGGCTCTTATGTTACCACTAGCAACATCTACACCTAAACTTTTGTCCATTTTTGATCCTGCTCTTCCCAATCTCAATTCTATGGCCATAGGAATTTGTAATTGAGGAATAGGCAAATTTAAAGGGTTTTTCTTTAGATAAAATAATCCTGCTCCACCGATTTGAATGTAGTAACATTTCTTTTTAGCATAGTGATCATGTAAGAATTTATATGGAACATTCATCTTAGCATTCAATGGAACTAAAAAACCTTCTTTTGTTAATTCTTCCCACATAGATTTTGTTGCTTTTAATGGCAGACCTTTAACATTTTCTGTCAGTAGTTTTGCATCATTCTTTTTTACATGAGTTAAAAGAGAATTCAGGTCTTTTGATTTTGATTCTAAAACTTCTCTCAATTTTTCATCTATCGCAGGATCAATTATCGTTTTCGCTGACAAACTAAATTTTTTAGATTTCATATCATAATTATATGATCCTCCACCCATTTGTGCTTTACTGTCCTGTTTTATTTCAATGTTAATTTGATACTTATTCATCATTAATACCAAATCTGGTTCGGTTGCAGCAAATGCAGCCGTAGAAGAACCTTCTTTCAACTTTAATCCTTTAATTTTTCTTATTTGTGGTTTTATTGTTGAGAGAACTTTATTCTCATATTCAACACCACCTGCTCCTACGGACATAGTGTTTCCTTTATTATAATTAAATATTTATACCTTGAAGCCACCAAACTTATTCTTCTTACCCGACAGTCTTTCTCTATCACCAAAACTATTCAGAGGCTTATCGTCAACTTTACCTGCATCGACTATACCATTTTGTGCTGCTTGTTCAACATCATACAGCCTCATCTTTGATTTGTCAATACCAACAGCGAATCTCTTATGTGTCGTAGGATCAGAATACCGATTCTTCAACTGCTTGACCATAATCTGATTCAAGGCTTCAAGTTCTTCGGATGTTATCAAAGCAAACATCAAGTCTGCGGTTGCTGGCAGACCAAAAGACTCACTTGTGTCCTCGAGCCCGGGATCAGATGAAGTAAATCCGCTTCTTGTAGTCTGTGTAGCACTGACGATTGGAACTCCGTACTCAACTGCAAGACCTCGCAGTTCTTCGGCAATTGACTTGACATAGGTGTATGAGTTGACATTTGCTCCTGCTTTGATTCTTGCGGAGGCGCAAATATTAAGATAATCAATAAAAATAATGTCAGGAGTGAAGCTGCGTTTGAGATGAAGTTCATTTAAAAGTGTCCTGAAATGTACAGTAGATGCTGCTGCGGTTGGATATTCTTTGATGATAAGTTTTCCTGTAGTATTCTTTCTTACTCTTTCAACTTTCTTGTCATACATTTCTTTAGATAATGTTGCAAGCTCATCAATAGTAACATTAAGTAAGTTTGCATCGATTCGTTCTGCAATCTTTTCTTCTGCCATTTCCATTGTGATGTAGAGAACATTCTTTCCTTGCACCATACAGCCAGCGGCCACATGACACATAAACAGAGATTTACCAACACCAGTACCCGCTAGTGCAATGTTCAATGTCTTTGCGGGTAGACCACCTTTTGTGATCTTGTTAAAGAATTCTAGGTCAAACGGAATTCTTTCTTCTTTTCTATGATAGAACTCATATCGCTCATCGGAGTTTTCTAAGTAATCGTGACCAATGTTTGTATCAAAGCCTACACCCAATGCATCTGCAAGTATTTTGGGAATGGCTCCTTTCTCTTGAGATTTATCTTTTCCATCGAGAATAGAAATAGACGCCAAGACAGCATTATAAATGGCTTTTTCTTGACAAAACATTTCAGACTTGTCGAGGAGCCATTCAATCTTAGAAGTTTCCTTCGAAGTTTCCACAATTTCATGGAGATAACTTTCACAATGTGATACTTGGTCGTCTGTAAGATTTTTCTTTTCTTTGATTGCAAGTGTGACAGCCTCAATCGTTGGTGTAGCATTATAAGATGATACGAATGACGATATCTCATCAAAAATTATTCTTTCGGTGCCATGTTGAAAATACTCTGTCTTTAGAAAAGGAAATACCTTGCGTAAATACTCCTCATTGTAAATCAGATTCTTTAGTATCGTCTGTTCCAGTTTCATCAATTATATCCTGTTCAAGATTGCCCGACATGATTTCTACCAATAAATCACCTAAGTAGTTTTTGAAGTCTGCGTCTTTTTCCAACTTCTTGGGTGTATCAATCGTAGATTCTAGCACATCGTAAGCAAAAAGTAAATACACATTCCCATGTCTTTCTTCAAACTTTACCTTACCATACTTGAATACTGTATCTTTGTATTTACCATCTAATAGGCGAACATGCACAGATTGTTGATCATCTTTAGGATAGATGAAACAATAGTCTAATCCTTCGGTCATTTATGCTCCATTTGTAGTTTCAACATCAAACACTTCTTCCACTGCATCATCAGAGATAATTTCTCCATTTGCAATACAATACTTGCTTTCGATGAATTCACGGAAGGACTTTTGTTTCAATACGGGAAGCCAAAAATCTTTGGTGTCCGTATCTTTGAGTCTATATTTTTTATCTTCGTATACACCATCTGCATCACGACGAGAATACCAACCATTGCTTGGTTTCACCACATGACCACTTTCGAGTGCGATATCCAATAGACCAGACCACTTGCTAATGCCACCGTCAAAGGATACAGAAACAGGTATCTTTGATTTTTCTTTAACATATCTACTCTTTTCTACATTAATTATGAAATTATAACCGACAATTTCTTGTCCTTCTTTTTCTTGTTGTCTACCAATAATAAAGATATTATCAGCAGAATAATATGATCCTGTACCACCACCAACAATATCTTTAGGGAACATACCTATTTCTTTGTATGTGTGATTCACAACAATCATAGGTATATCTTTCATTGTTAGGTGTGGGGTCACCATACGAAATAAAGATTTGATTTGTTTTGCTCTGCTCATATCTGCAACAGATTTTTGATCTAATGCATCTTCAACTTCTTTCTTCGATGCTAAATTGCCAATAGAATCAATAATGATAATAAGTTTATCATCTCGTTCAAGATTTGTTAATT